AATTAGTGATTTAGATTACCCAACCAATCAGACTGTAAGTGAAGATACTGATATGATACAAGCGTTTGATCGCGTGTTTCTATTCCGTGATGGAAAACAAGCGTTTGAATGGTTTCCTAATGGTAGGCAGATCGAGAGTGCTAGTTCTAGTGCATTTACTGTGACAATGCGAGTTAAGGATCATGGATTGACTGTAGGTGATGAAATCATTGTTAGCGGATTAACTGGTGGGACTCCTGCCAATGGCACATTTACAGTTTTTTCTGTTACCGACAAGGATGTATTCACATATACATTCACAACATCACAGACTGTGACCTTTGTTGTTACTGCTGGTATATTGAAAGCTGGTTTCACGCTAGTCCCTGGAGGTGTATATACGCAGCCACAGGTATTTGTTTCGACTACAGGAACTGTAGTAAGTGGAGTTGTCAGTTTGACAGTTGTTGGTAATACAACTATTATTGCTGGTGACACGATTGTTGTATATGAAACAAACATCCCAACATTTAGTTCTATTTCTGGTCAATCCTTTGAAGTATTAAGCGCGACATCTACAAATATATCATTTATTGCTCCAGTAGCCAATCTTGCAAGTATCCCTGGCGCACAACAAATTGAGTTTGGTGGTAGGTTCAGCGTAGGCGGTGGATTTATTCATCAACCAGCACCACCTTGGGGAGTTTACTTTCAGCGTAGGTTATGGGTGCCGTTTTATTACACTCCTGCAGGAACATATAATGTGCCTACCTACACAAGCAGAAAGATTACTGATGAAATATCTGTTTCGGATATTTTAGACAGTCATACATTTGATCAAATTGCTAATCAATTTAGAATTACTGGTGGAACAACTGATTATTTAGTTGCGATGCAAGGATTCTACGATGACAAGCTAGTTGTTTTAAACAGAAACAGCTTACATTTGATAAGTGGGACTGCTGGTAGTCTGAATGACACCAAGGTTACAGCATTAACCACTGAGGTTGGGTGCTTAGCTAAGAAAAGTGTTGTGATGAAGGGAAATGCCATGTTCTTTTTATCGGATGATGGGATTTATGCTGTAGAATTCTTAAATGACTACAACCTTCGTGGTGCGGATGAGCCTATTTCTAAGAATATCCAACCTTATATTGATAGAATCAATAAAAATCTAGCTAAAGAAGCAGTGGGAATCTTGTTTAACAACAGATATTACATTGCAGTTGCATTAGATTCGATTGCTGGAGCCAATGATGCAAGTGGTAACAATACAATATTGATATTCAACTTCCTAAACAAAGGATGGGAGTCTGTTGACACGTTCGGGGCTGGTGATTTTATCATCAAAAACCTTATTTCTGGTAGTGCAGCAGAAAGAAATAGCATTTATGCCGTAACTTCTTTAGGTGGTTTACATGAACTTGAGGCAGCAGATACATCAAACGATACTTTAGTGTCAGGTGGTATTGTAACTAGCTTTTCAATCAACTCATCATTAACAACTAGAGGATACTCCTTTGGCAATCTTGATCGGAAACGTTTCACTGATGGTCAGATTACTATGCAGTGCATTGATTCTGGACTAGGAGAGTATAGTATTTCCTTTGCTGCAGAAGATCCAGATAACAATCAAAGCATTGGCACAACAACAACCTTTCTTGATGGTGTAGTTCTTGGCACTGGAGCAGTTAATGAAGATGAGACAGGGAATATTAGATTTCGTCTCGGTGGTATTCGTGGATATGTTGGAAGCCTAACCTTGACACGCACGATCGGTTCCCCTAAGATAACATCCCTAAAGGTCACTGGTTCTGTGACAAATCGACAAATCATTTCCCAAACGTAATATGCCTGGAGTAGTAGAAACAACGCACACTTTCGCAACAAACGAAGTAATCACAAGCACGTTAATGAATAACATCATTGACGAGACATTGTTTACTGCTGATGCCTTGGCAAATACTACGCTTGCATTAACTGCTGGCAAAATGAAAGTCGGCACAATTACTTCCAATGAGATGGGAGCAGGTGCAGTTACAACTAATGCAATTGCATCTGGAGCGGTTACAACTAGTGGGCTTGCGTCATCATCGAGTGCTGTTACTGGAGTAACATATGCTAAGATGCAATATGTCGCCAACATGAAAGCCTTGGGTAATACGTCTGGTTCACTTGGTGTTGTGTCGGAGGTTTCTATTCTTGATGAAGACAACATGGTAAGCGACAGTGCTACTTCGTTGGCTACACAGCAAAGCATTAAGGCTTATACAGATACTAAGTTTGCGGCAGTAATTACAAGAGGAACGGCCGTAGTAACAACTAGTGGAACAACTGTTGATTTCACATCTATACCATCAACCGTTAAGCGGATTACAGTAATGTTATCTGGAGTTAGCACAAATGGGACTAGTCCTGTTATTCTTCAACTTGGTGATTCTGGCGGGTTTGAATTTACTGATTATTTAGGTAGTGCTGGAGAGGTAAGATCGACTCCAGATGTTGATCTTTTCACAACTGGTTTTGGATTATTACAGTCTCCAGCCGCAGCTGATTTATTTTACGGAATAGCAACAATAGTTAATATTTCTGGTAATGTATGGGTTTATTCCTTTACTGGTGGCAGTTCTACTGTAGCAAATAATTACATTGGAGGTGGGAGCAAAACCTTATCAGCAACACTAGATCGCATACGCCTTACCACCTCTGGTGGAGTCAACACTTTTGATGCAGGATCAGTAAATATCATGTATGAGTAATATGTCACATGCAATAATCAATATAGAAAACGATGACTATAATGAATTATTGAATTCATTGGGAGTTTCAGACTTAGACATCATTAAGATGATGGAGGGGAATATTTACTTTAATTCTGAGTTAAATAAGGACTCACTTGAGGTGCTTAACTCTCCCATCCATGGAAAAGGGTTATTTGCATTAGAAGACCTTGAATTGGGGAAAGAATGGTTAGCAGCAGAAGGGAATTGTAAGTATTCATGTGGTCGTATTATCAACCATTCTCCAAACCCTAATTGCAAATTCATATTTAATAATGGGTATGTTGTTTGCGTTACAATAAAAGAAATCAAAGCTGGTTCTGAATTGCTTGTGAACTACAGAGAAAATATCAATTTAGACGCAATTGAATCTTACAAAAGTTCAATATCGATTGCTAAGTTTGATTCAAAAGTGCCATCGCTAAAAGACTGGGATTCCGCTTCTAAAATTGATAAATTAGAATACGAGTTGTCCACACTTCCAGCAGCGGAACTACCATTGACGCATATCTTCACAGACGGCATCTATATTCGTCAGGCATTTGCTCCAGCAGGATCGATGTTTACAACGGTTCACCACAATACAGAGCATCCATTCATATTGATATCTGGGACTACAGATGTTATCTCTAATGAAGAAGCGTCTAGTATTACTGGGCCTTTCATGGGAGTAACCAAAAAGGGAACAAGGAGAGTAGTTTATGCGGTAACTGATGCTGTTTATATGACCGTTCATGCAAATCCAGACAACCTGACTGATCCTGACGAGATAATCAGGAGAATCACAGTCCCTGTAGTGAATCCACTAATGGATAATGAAGACCCAAGATTTAATACATGGAAAAAAGATGTAAGTAGGTCACAAATATTTCTAACAAATAACATAGATAAATAAATGAGTTCAGCAATTACTATCGCCGCAATCGGGGCTGGAGCAACAGCGTATGGAGCTAGTCAAGCTGGCAAAACACCCAAGTCTCCTAAACCTACTGATATTTTTTCAGATACAACAAAAGGAGTGAATTCAGGAACGAATCTTGTAGATAGACAGGCAACTGGTCTATTGAACTACTACGATGAGAATACAGGGAAGTTTCTAGATTTGAGTCAAAGGTTTGGCCCTCAATTCATGAGCCAAATGTTTGGTCAAACTGGACAGTTTCTTGGAGGAGTTAATGGACAGCCTGGATTCAATGCTTTACAGCTTTCTACATCTCAGGATGCAGGACGGTCATTGTCTCAGATTCGCGCTGAAGAACTTGGTCAAATGACTGGTCAAACAGGATTAACTCGCGGGTTAATGCAGTCATTATCTCCAGAACAAGCAGCAGTTGTCCAAGCATCATCTCAAGAAGCTGAACGAGCAAGGATTTCTGCACTGGGAGTTACTCCAGAAGAAAAGCGGATGTATGAGCAAAATGCTAGAGAAGCATATCAAGCATCTGGTCGATTGGGTGGAAACGCTAGTGTCGCAGCAGAAATAATGGGCAGAGAAGATATGATGCGTAGAAAGCGTGAAGAAGCAGCTATGGCTGGGACGAATGCATATAATCAAGCTGGATCATTTTACACTCAGCCTGGACTACAAGCACTAAGCGAAGCACCATTAGCTTATAATGCTGGACAAAAAAATCTAGCTTTAGGATTGCAACTTGGCCCACAATCCTCTGGTGAATTTGATTACAATATGCCTCTCAACTTGGCAATGAATCAAGCTGGAGCGCAAAACCAATCCAACATGGCAAATTATCAAATGAATGCCGCTAACCAACAAGCAAAAGCATCTGCTTTTTCCTCAATAGGTGGAAGCCTAATGGGACTTGGTCTTGGATCAATGGGTGGTGGTGGATTTGGTGCGCCTGGAACAATGAGTGCAGGGAACATGGGAGCCTATGTTGGCAACTATGGCAGAAACATGACTGGACAACCACTTAGAGCATACACAGTATAAAATTATGGCACTTACCGCAGGACAAATAAACCTAGCTAACTACCCTCAACCCGATTACAGCGGAGTTGTTCAATCTGCTCAGATGCAAGCAAAAGGACTTGCTGATATTGGGAAAAGCATCAGTGGTGTAATTGATAATTTTGGAGCAGCTAAGATAGAACGTAAAAAAATTGACGCTGAAACAAAAGCTAGTAGAGCTGGCATTGAATCTGCAATAAAACTTGGTGATTCACTTGGTTTTGACGTTAAGAGTATGCTTTCACCAGTTCTTGATAGAATGGATGATCCTAATACAACTCCTATGGAAGCTGCTGCATTAGGACGAGAAGCATCAACCCAAATTGCAAATGTATTAAATCTTGGTTTTAAAGCTCAAGATCGTGTATCTGAACAAGCAAGACTAAGTCAAGATGCCGCATATAAAAATGCACAACTTGATATTGCACAACAAAATGCTAATTCAAGAGCGAGATCGGCAATAGCAGCGGGTAGTGCTCCTCCTCAAACAATGGATATTCCACTTGGTGATGGCAGCACGCAAAAAATGCAATGGAGCACTGAGAATAATTCTTATGTTCCAGTTCGGACATCTGGACTAACTGATACAAGCACATCTGCGTTAAATAATTTACCAGATCCTCTTAAGCCTTTCGCTAAAGATTTTGAAACAGCAGGAGCTAAATATGGAGTTTCTCCTAATATATTGGCTGCTATTTCAATGCACGAAACAGCAAATGGAACATCACCAGCTTTTCGTAACAAAAATAATGCAATGGGTATCTCTGATGCATCAGGTCCAGTTAAAGTTGAAAGCGTTGCTGAATCTATTGATAAAATGGCAAGTCTCCTTGGTAGAGGTATAAATGAAGGAACTGGCCCTTATGCAAATGTGAAATCTATTGCTGATATTGCAAATATCTACGCTCCTCCTGGAGCAGGCAATGATCCTAGAAACCTAAATCAATTCTGGACGCAAGGAGTCACATCAAATATCCAAAAGTTATCAGAAAATCAAGCAAAACAAGCCGAACCAACCGCGACAACCTATCAAGGAAGAATCGGATATACTCCAGCAAAAGCAGAAACAGTAGAAACATTCCGTCCATTTACTCCAGAAGAAATAGCTCGTTATGGATCAGATGGGCAAGTAAGCTCAACTGGAAAAGTATATCCAATTAGACCACCTTCTGGAACTGAGTTTACAATGAATCCAGATGGAAGCACAACTTATAGACAAGGTGCTGGAGTTGGGGCAAAGGCAGAAGGCGTAGCCAAAGCTCAAGAGCAAATGAAAGGTGAGTCTTTTAGGCTGAATCAAGCAAACACAGAAGAGGCTTTTGGTAGGCTTGACGTTGCTGGAACCAACAATCCATTATTTGCGGCTGGTAACTCATTGTTAGCTAAGGCTTTACCCGCATCAGAAGTTGGAGAGTTAGAGTCGTTTTTTGAAAGAATCAACGGAGAGAACTCTTTTGTAAAGATGAGCCAGCTAAGAGCAAGCTCGCCAACTGGGGGTGCAGCGGGAACTATGACTGAAAAAGAATGGCCAAGATTTGAAGGTCGGTTCTCTCCGCTTAAAGCAAATGCACAAAAAGACACATTGGCTAAGTCTCTTAGTTTGAATCTTCTTAATGCGTTTGAAGCTGCTAACGGAATGCCTGAAGATATCATAAAGGCATTTGATGAGAAGAGAATAGATCAAGCAGAGTATGACAAATACGTTAATGATTACGTTATGAACAGGCAAATTGCACGGGTAAATGCTAATGGCGTTGAGGGCGAGTCGTATGATTGGACAAGACTCAACAAGAAACTGTTAAGTAAGTCCACAATTTTTGAAGCTCCTTCCACTAGTGGATCAAGTAACATTTACAAAAAACACGGAGTCAAATGAGCGAATTAAAACAAAATAAAGCGGATATTGAAAACGAGTTTCGTAAAATTACTGAAACAAATCAAATAATTGACAAGAAACTTGATGCGGCAAAAGCTGCTGGAAACGATGGCGAATTTCAGTCTTTAATCAATGATTTGAGGGCGATGAAGGAGCGTGAAGATATTCTTCAAGGGGAGTATTCAAACATTTTAGAGCAAGAGAAAAAACCAGAGTTAGAAAGAGTCCAAAAACTTGGTTCTGAACTAAGACAACCATTAGCTGTTCCTATGCCTAATTACATGGGAATGTCTGGGATGCCTGGAGTAACCGCATTGCCTAGCGATCAGGTATCTGTTGAAGACCAAAGAAAAAGACAACGTGAAATTATTGCAGAACGATATAACTTTCCCCAGTCTGAAGGAGGCAGAGAGTCTGAGCGGATTCCAACTTCTCTCATGGCACAAGTAGAGAGTCTTTATGATCCTACAAGTAAAGCGCAACTTCTCAAAAACTCATTTCCTGGTGCCAACATAAGACCAGTAGATGTTGGTGGGAATACAGAATTTATAATCACTTTACCCGATGGTAGTCGCAAAACTACATTAGACAAAGGAGTCGCTTCTCTTGCTGGCTTTGCTGCGGAAGTGCCACCTACGGCAGCAGAAATTGCTTCATTCTTAGGTATCCTTGGAACAACCAAAAGCCCAGCATTTGCAACTGTTGGATCGTCTGTTGCTGGCGCGGGAGTTGGTGCGCTCATGGATGAAGGATTAAGATACGCTTACAATCTTAATCCAGACGTAGGAGGAACTCTTGCAAGGCGCGGAACACAAGCCGCTGTTGGAGCCGCAATGGGTGGCTTTACCGATGTAGCTATTCCCACAATAAGAGCGGCAAGAATAAAAGACCCATTTACAAATACGTTTGCCGCTCGTCTTGATGACTCAGCGAGAAACTTAATGGCTAGGGAAGAAAAACTTGCAGCAAAGCAGTTCCGCGAAGCTGGGAAAATCCAAGTCCCAATGGGTGCTAGATTAGCTGGACAACAAGGAATTGAAGCTCAGTCTGAACTTGCTGGAGCATATCCAAAATCAAACATTGCTTCGCTTGCTCGCAGCACTCAAGAAACACTGGTTAGAATACTTGATGATTGGAAAAGTAAGGTTCCAGCAAATCCCAACAATTACGCTTATATTGCTGCTAGGAAAAAAGAACAACAAGAAGCACTTTCTCAACAAATTTCATCATCTACTGGTAGGAATAAAAGAATTATTGAAGCAGCAATAGATCGTCAAACAAAAGGGCCATTAAGCAATAAGGATGAACTTGGAAAGGTTTTGTTCGACTCAGTTAAAAGTGCAGAAGATCAATCAATAGCAAACGTTAAAGAAGCGTATCAAAATGTCTTCACTTTAGCTGATGATGGAGGATTTAGCGTCACTCCAGAAGAGATGCTTGATGTTGTTTATCAAATAGGAAGAGACATTAACAAGTCTGGTTCCGCTGATACTTCAGCTATAAAGACCGTAACAGATCGCTTAATAAGAAGAAGGGAAGCACCTAGACTTTTACAAGAAGCAAATACAAGAGTAGATACTTTGATTAAAAATGGCAAGCAACCATCTCAGGAGTTAATGAAAGAGATTGCTGATCTTTCTTCTCTTAATAAACCATTGAATTCAGAAGACTTCGATAGCTTCATAAAAGCATTTAGAGAAGCTCGACCAGACAATATGTCTAGTGGTGCGAACAAAGATGTATTTGGCCGTGAAATCGCGTCAAAACTGTCTGATTATCGAATCAAAACTTACGATTCAATCCCAACAGTTCTTCCAGATGGAACGGCAACCACAGTTGGCAATGTGTTTAGAGACGCATCATTTGAAGTTCAAAAGCGTCAAGGCTATGAGGCTAATTTGCTTGGCAATATCTTAAGGGAAGCTGCTGGTGAACAATCATCAACTCCGAGAGGCATTGTTAATGCTATAATGCAAGAACCATCTCAAATCAAAAAAATTGTGCAATCACTTAAACAACTTGGTCAATCCGATCCAAGCAAAGCTGGAGAAGCGGATAAAGTGCTTGGGATGCTTCAGTTGCAATACATGAACGATATCGGTGTTGGTGCTGGTGGAGCAAAGAGTATACAAGCCGACACAGGGATGCTTGATGCTCTTTTCGGAGCAAATGCAGGAGCGCAAAAAAGATCAATTGATGAATTGAATCGCAATTTAGGCAATATCAAGGGACTCGACGCAAGCAGTCTAACGATTGATGATGTCAAAAGAATGGGGCAAGCTCTTACAGAAAATGAAAGAAAAGCCCTGACAAAAGGTATTGTTAAAAGAATCGAAGGAGAAAAAGAAGAAGCATTACTGATTAAGACCAAAGTATTTAAAGCCGCTGAACAGGGAGACTTTAAAAACATTGATGCAGATTTTCTTTCTGGATTGATCCTTGGCAAAGATACTTCTATTGCTCAAGTTGATAGAATAATGAAACAACTAAGCAAGGAGTCGCTAGAATCGAGAAACCTTTTCAAAGGAGATTTTAAGAGGAATTTGCTTCGTGATTATCCTGGTGGAGACGCAACTGCAAATGCACCATTTGAGTCATTATTTGATACGAAGAAATTTGTTGCTGACTATGAGGCATCTGGCAAATTTAAATCTGCTTTTGCTGAGAAGATGGAAGTTGTCCTCGGGAAAGAAGAGGCTACTGCTCTATATGACATAGCTAAACTATATGAAGCAAACGCAATTGCTGACACTGCAAAAGTTGGATATTCTCCAAGGATGTTCTTGAGTAATAAAGGAACGACATTAGGTCTTCCAATTGCACAAGTAAGCGAAGCTGGAAAAAATAGATTTGTAACGGCGATGCTTTCTACTGGCAATTTCATGCCTCAATTAAAAGCAGCACTTGCTAGAAATGCACTTCCTGGAGACATCAACAAAGTTTACAACCAGATGGCAAAAGATATGTTCCTAACTAGAACTGGGATAACAGCATTGGCACATCAAGCATCTAGTGATCCAGAATTTTCTGCTGAGTTGATAAAAATGGCAAGGGAATACGATGCAAAAGAAGGCTTGAACTTGGAAGAGAAATAGAGTTTAATTCCTTCAGTTAAGGAATAACTCCCATGAACGAAGAACAACTCCAGAAAATAAAAGACAACCACTACGATGACCGCCCTGACAAAAGCGAGTGGTTTCTTGAGGTGCGAGAACGTGCGAAGTTAATCTCTCGCAACAACGTCGAGCATTACGCGCCACATAAGGCAGCATTGGCGTTATTCCTTTTATCTCAGGGCGCAAGGATAACCGAGATTTCCAAGAAAACTGGAATTGGGCGTGAAGTAATTCGTGGGCTGGAATGGCGGCATAACGACACACTAGAGACAAAGCGGAAAGAGTTCTCCATGCGTTACGCTATTGCCGCGCAGGAATACACTGACTTGCTGTTTGAGAAAGCCACACAGCTATTTGACGATCCAGATAGTCTTGCCAAAATTTCTCCTGAGAAGCTGGCGATTACTGTTGGCATCCTTACTGACAAGGCAGCGCAGCTTACAGGTATGGCAACCACAGTTGTGGAGCATCGCAAAGGAGCAAGCCTAGATGATGCAGCAAATCTCATCAATGAAGCTAGATCGCGTATTGCTAAAGGTAAGGTAATCGAAGCTGAGTTACTATGATTTGGAGACCACATCAAATACTAACTCCTCCAACGGATGAAGAGTTAATCCAGATGACTCCTGAAGAGGTATTGTCTATCCATCGCATCTACCATGAAGCGATTGAGAATGCTGAGAAAGACCCGTATGAGTATGGGTTTCGATTACCTCACTGGACAAAAGCTGAAGAACAATTACACGAAGTCAATGAAATCCTAGCTTTGGGAGGCAACAGGTCAGGGAAAACTCAATGGGGTGCATTCTCTGTTGTCCGAGCCGCAGTTGATAATCCTAATTCTGAGATATTCTGCTTCGCTCAAACATCCGAGGTCTCGATTAGGCAGCAACAAAGCGCAGTATGGGCATGGTTGCCAGAATATCTGAAGACAAAGTTTACAAGCGCAAGTGCTTACATTTCATACAAAAAGAAAACTGGCTTTACTGATTCGTCGCTAATCTTGCCAAACGGTTCACAGATCATATTTAAGACGTATTCACAATATCAGAACAACCCAACAATCCTAGAGGGTGCGGAGCTTGGTTCTAGGAATCCAGTATGGCATAATATCGGTGTATGGCTGGACGAGTATCTTCTTGGCCCTGAACTGATAAACACCCTGCGATTCCGTCTAGCTACTCGTAACTCCAAGATGCTTGTCACGTTTACTCCTATTGATGGGTGGACTGAAGTAATCAAGGAGTATCTCGATGGAGCAACAACTGTTGAAAGCCGTGAAGCTGAACTACTTAATAACGAACTTGTTCCGTATGTCCAGCGATCCAAGAAGTTAAATGCTTCCGTGCATTACTTCCATTCTCAGGACAACGCCTTTGGTGGATATGAACGGATTAAAGAAACGCTAAAAGGAAGGACACGCGAGGAGATTCTAATCCGCGCATACGGTGTGCCAATGAAGTCACACGCTACTAAATTTCCTAAATTCAACAAAGTTGTGAATGTGGTTGATCCTGAGAAGATTCCTAAAAACAACGTCACAAAGTATCATGTAATCGACCCTGCTGGATCGAAGAATTGGTTCATGTGCTGGATTGCAATGGATGAGACTGGAACAATGTGGGTGTATCGTGAATGGCCTGGAGTTGACGTAGGTGACTGGGCTGAGTGGCGATCTGGAAAGTGGATGCCTGGAGAAGGTGCTAAAGGACAAGGATTTGGTATCCGTGACTATGTGGAACTGATCGAGGAACTAGAAGGTGACGAGGAAATCTTTGAACGGTTAATTGACCCTCGACTTGGTGCTGCAAAGTATCAGGTGCAAGATGGTTCATCCTCGATTATCGAAGACTTGAATGATGCCGGTATGGTTTGCATTCCTGCGCCTGGACTAGATATTGACGATGGATTGCAAGCATTGATTGGGAAAATGGCATGGGACACAAGTAAGCCACTAGATGCCGTTAATCGTCCCCATTTCTACATCAGTTCTGACTGCGAGAATATTATTCAAGGATTATCTGAATACACTGGAGAAGGTGGGTTGAAGGAAGCATGGAAGGATGTGATTGATGTTTTACGCTATGCTGCAATCTCTGGAATAGATCATGTTGACAATTCTGTCAGTTTGGTTACAACTCAGGGCGGTGGAGGTTACTAATATGAATACGAAAAAAGAAGCAAAGAAACGAGGGCGACCAGCAAAGGTTGTAGAAGAGATTATTGTGGAACTACCAGAAGCCCCATTGCGAGCAATGATTGTAGGAATTTGCAATAATCCGACATGGCTAAAAGCGCGAATTGATGGATTTAGCGTTAATGTTAAGTGTCCAGCGCAATTATCAAAACGCTTGCTAGGGAAGGAAGTTGATGTTATGCTTGTCAATTCCGACCTTGAGGACTACTACCAATACATACCATGAATGACGTTCAGCAATTAGAAGATGAGTCTCTTGTTTATTTAGACAAGAAGCCTGATATTAACGCATTATCTGACGCTTATGACACTTGCTTAGTTGATCTTGATTATTATTTTGAATCATGCCTACGGTCATACAATGATCGGCGCAACATTTGGGATGGCAAATCTGATGACTTACGCAAGAATGGTTCAAATGCATTCCCGTGGCAAGGTGCTTCCGATCAAGAGGTGAACGTAGTTGGTGAGCGCATCGACATGTATGTTGCTTTATTTGACCAAGCCCTCCAGCGTTCCCACATCAAAGCATTTCCTACGTCGATGGCAGCAATGCCTAAAGCGGCAGTAGTATCTGGTTTCCTTAAGTGGATGCGATCATCTTACATTCCTGACTTTAAACGTCAAATGGAGCTTGGTGGCAACTACCTAATGGAAAAAGGAATCATGGTTTCCTACATTGGATGGAAGCGTGAAAAGCGTTCCTACCTACAAAGTGTAAGTCTTGAAGAGATTCAACAAGCATCACCTGACCTAGTAGAGTTGATTCTTAGTGAGCAAGATGATGAAATGCTTATTGATTTGATTCAGCAATCATTTCCTGATCTTTCTACCAAGAGAGCAAAGAAATCAATTAAAGACCTTCGTAAGATGGGTGTGGCTGAGATTCCTATCTCTCGTCAGACTGTTGACTGCCCAGTTGTTTACTCATGCGCTCCTGACGGTGAAGTAATGTTTCCATCGTATATTTCTGACCCACAACGCGCACCATACATGTTCTGGCGCACATTCCTCACAGCGCAAGAGCTAGAGAAGAAGGTGACCAATGAAGGATGGGATCGCAAATGGGTAGATAATGCCATCGAAACACTTCGTGGTAAAGATTCTATGTATCTCGATGGCGAGAAAGTAAAAACCCAAACTCGCTTGCCAATCACAGATGACAATGATCTTGTAATGATTGTCTATGCGTATCAACGATTGATCGACGAAGAAGATGGTTCAGAGGGCATTTACTGCACAGTATTCCATCCACAGACAGATGGATATGCCAAGCATGAGCTTCTTAATGGCTACGATGATTATCCATTTGTGGTAACTCGATTAGCTAACGATCAGAAGCGCATGTATGAAGTGCAGACATTCTCTGATATTCTTCGTGGGCCACAGATGCAAATCAAGACAGAGCGCGATAGTCGAATTGACCGCGCATCTCTTGCTACTTTGCCTCCTATTATGCACCCTGCTGGAAGACCGCCATCTGATTGGGGGCCTGGACGTAGAGTGCCATATCGTCGATTGGGTGAGATTGCTTTCGGACCTATTCCCCCACGGGATGACGGCTCTGTTGAGAGCGAGCTTTCCATGCGTGGACAAGCTGATCGTGCCATCGGATTAGACCTTACAAATCCGCTCTCATCGGCACGTCAGCAGTATTATATCGGCAAGTTCCTTGATCACGTTAAGGATGTGCTTACTATGGCATGGAAACTGTATCAGCGGATGGGGCCAGATGAAGTATTCTTCCAAGTAACTGGTAATCCCAACCCGCAGGTAATGACGAAGGGTAGCCCTGATGAGAACTTCTCAATTATGGTATCGTTTGATTCATTGTCTAGCGATCCAGAAACAGCAGAGACGCAGTTGAAAAACATGGTGTCACTTGTCCAGTTGGATCGTAATGGCATCCTCGATGTCAACAAGCTACTTGAGTTTGCCGCATCGTCGATCAATCCTATCTTTGCTGACTACGTTCTGCAACCAGTCGAGGAAGCTCAACAGAAGGTTCAGAAGAACGTCACAGATGACCTTGCGAAGATATTTGCTGGTATCGAAGTTCCCGCTCAACCGAATGGAGCGCAGATTGCAATGCAGATGGTTCAGGCTTACGTTCAGCAGCCCGATGTTGCAGCTAGAGCGCAGTCTGACGAGGCTTTTGCTGGTCGCTTGCAGAAATACGCATCTCAGTATCAATTCCAGCTACAACAGGCGCAGAACGCCGAGATTGGACGTATCGGAACAGCACCTGCCGAAATGGGCGGAATGACAACTCAAGGAATGGAACAATAATATGAAACAAGGACTGTACAGCAACATCAATGCTAAACGCAAACGGATTGCATCAGGGAGTGGAGAGAAGATGAACAAAGTTGGCAGCAAGAAAGCACCAACTGCGAAGGACTTCCGCGAATCAGCCAAAACAGCAAAGAAAAAGTAATGGAAAAGAGATTCACCAAGATCGTCACCAACCCTACAACTGGACGGAAGAAAACCGTCAAGTATGGGCAAGTAGGTAAAGCTGCTGACGGTGGTGATCGTATTCGCCCTGGCACTGCCAAAGGCTCAAGTTATTGCGCTAGAAGCTACGGGATTAAAAAAGGCTTGCCAGAAGCTAAGCAAAATGATCCTAATACGCCTAACAATTTAAGTCGAAAAAAATGGAAATGTTCGGGGAAAATCAGCAGGAAGTAAGAAATTCTGGAATTTACAGAATCACCTGTGTAGCTAATAACCATTTTTATTATGGGAGCAGTATTAATTTAAAGTCTAGGATCAAGAATCACCTTAGTAAACTCAGGGCTAAGTGTCATAGAAATAAAAGGCTTCAACGTATATTTGATAAATATGGAGAGTCATCACTGACATTTGAAGTCATAAAATACTGTGACCCAAGTTTTATTCTTGATGAAGAACAAGGGTATTTGGATGAAAACATTTCAAACGAAAACTGTGTTAATTTCTGCAAGAGTGCTAAGGCTCCAATGGCTGGATTGAGATTTTCTAACGAACATAAAAAGAAAATTTCAGAATCTCAAGTTAGGAACAAATACACTTTTTATTATGAGTGTGGTAAAATTGAATCATTTGATAGCCTGAAGCTAGCTGGAGATAGATTTGGAGTAAGAAGCTCAATTATATCTAAATGGTTTAAAAGAAAAAATCTAGGAAGAACACATGGAACACTTTGCTTATCAAACATTATAAAAGCTGAAAAGGTTGGTGATGAAAGTGTTACTCTTCTTCCTTGGGATTACAAACAGGAACCGTGGATAGTCGCTGGGGCAAAAAGCAGAAATGACTATTATCGGATCAAAAGCAAATCTATGAAGTAATGAGAGACTACAAAAAAGAGTATCAAGAATACCATGGCAAGCCTAAGCAAGTATCTCGCCGTGCTGGTCGTAATGCTGCGCGAGCGAAAGCAGTGAAGTCTGGGATGGCATGTAAAGGAGACGGAAAGGATATTCATCATAAGAACAATAATCCCAAGGATAACCGTGCTTGTAACATTGCATCTGTATCAGTAAGCAAGAACCGAGGGTTTCCACGAACATCAACCAACAAACCGAAAGGAAGACTAAAATGACACCAATACCTAAGCCAAGCATATCGCAAGCAGTCGAAGCTCTCTCTGATCGAGATGAGTTTAAGGCAATCATCCAATTCCTCTATGACGAGCGTGAGCGTTTCTTTGGAGACCTACGCCAGTGTGTAGAGGCAAACGAGGTAATGAAGATCGTAGGCAGCATTTCAACATTAGACGAACTTCTCATTCTTTTGAAAAAAGAGGCTTGACATTCATCAGCATTCCACTATTACTTCTTTGCTGTTTTGTTTTCAGCTTGTTTGTGTTCAAAGGGACTCGTAGGGTAGTAAAATACTCTACGAGTTTTCTTTTTGGATTAGTAAGTAGGTAAAAATTGCAGTTCATCAAGCATATCGCTTGGATTTTCTTTCCCGTTTGCCATCGCCTCAATCCAAAGTGCTGGGTCAATAGTTGCGGTGTGTTTCCATCCTGCTGCTATTAATTCCGTTTCTTGGATTTCATCTGCGGATAGGCATTTTATCACTCCATTCAGAGCGTAAACAGACAGCATTCGGTTTAGTTTAATTGTGTTCATGTTTTGGTTGCGCAAGAATAATGTTATCTAATTTTAACTTGTGCAAGATAAATCATTGTAGTTTATTGTGCATCTATGATTTAGTGCTACCTACAACTAGATCGGACAATCAAGACAAAGTTCGCCCATTACAGCTAACCTTGCCAGATTTACTACCTCATAACTGAGTCGTCAACCTTGAACAAACCGTTGATACGGCTCTCATCCTATCCGTGGGAATTACGGCTTAACAAATGAGCGTTTCGTGCATTACTCTCGCTTCAATTATCGTCAGGCGAGAACCCCTAAAAAGCAGTCTAATTACTATCCAGCTTGCGTCACTAGACTCATAACATTATATGTGAACCTTCCACTCAACTACAAATGAAAAGCCCGTTCAGGATACTACCTCTGAACGGGCTTGATTGCTATAAACACACAGCAAGAAAGTTTTTGTTTGGCGGTAGTATCGCGCGAACGAGATGACAATAAATCACAAAATATGAATTGGCAAGAATTATTTTCATAAAACGAAAGATTTATTTCATTTATATTGGCTATTGACAACTGCATCATTTTTGCGTTAATATCCCTGCGAATCGCACCGCCGAGCGTAAATGGCGTTCCTAATATGAGTAATCCAGAAGCTACCGCTGAAGCTATTGAATCAGTGTCCAATATGTCATTTGAAGAGCTTGTAGCTCAGAGAACGGCA